CAAGAGGACAACAAAGTATTTTCCATAGTCAGAAAGACACTGCCAGCTTTAAAGGGTTCAGTGCTTCGTGACCTCCAAGAAATCCTAATAAAGCTTGAACTATACAATCCAAATGACTGGCATGCAGTGGATGGATACTTTAAGTTGGGGTCAAACATCATTGAGTGGTTCTCTGTAGATGATGAAACAAAACTGCGTGGAAGAAAAAGAGATTACCTTTTCATCAATGAGGCAACAGAACTATCGGAGGAAGAATACATCCAACTTGTTTTAAGAACCGCAGATAGAATTGTAATTGATTTAAACCCCTCTCTATGGCAGTCATGGATTTATGATTTAGAGGGTAGGGAGGATGTTTTCTATACCATCGTGACCTATAAACAGAATCCTTTTTTAGGTGCTGCACAAATCAAAGAAATTGAAAACCTACAATTCAAAGACCAAAATTTGTGGCGTGTTTTCGGGCTTGGGCAAAAAGGTGTCCCAACAAGAGTTGTCTTTAACCACCAGCAAACTATCCACTCAATCCCAAATCAGTGTAAACTTCTTGGTTACGGAATTGACTTTGGGTGGCAAGACCCATCTGTGCTGGTGGGGGTATACCAAATGGATGACAGCATCTTTGTAAACGAAATGATTTACGCAAGGCACATTACAATCCCTGACTTCATTTACCGTATAAAGGACTTAGGATTGAATTTGCGAGATGATTTCATTGCAGATAGTGCAAACCCTCAAGCGATAGAAGAAATGCGCAGAAACGGGATAAATTGCAAACCTGTTCTAAAATCCACAATTTTGCATGGGATTGACCTGATGAAAAGAAACAACCTTTTCATTACCGCAAACAGCACAAACACATTGGAGGAGTTTCAACAATATGTTTGGAAGCAAGATAAGAACCTGAAAAACCTTGATGAGCCCATTGACGCATGGAATCATAGCTTAGACGCGATACGGTATGTCCTTCAGATGAAACTAAATAAAAAAACAACAAGATTCGTAGTAGTATGATTAAAATTAAAATTGATGGTGTAGAACACAAAATTCAGCCGCAACTCACGGTAGAGAAATACCAAACTATTTCCAAGAACCCACAGAAGTATGAAGACCAAACAGAAATTTTAGCTCTCTATTTGGACATCTCTGCAGATGAATTAAAGGACTTGCCAGTTGACCAAATTGCTTTCATTGACAAACTTTTAACTGCACACATGTCGCCACCCTCAGCAGACCTAATCTTCACCTTCAAACACGATGGGGTAACCTATGGTTTGGAGAATGATTGGGGGAATATGACATGGTCTCAATGGACAGACATGGAAGTGTTTTCGCAACCCGATAGATTAGCAGATTCAATTCACATTATTATGGCTTTGCTTTACAGACCTGTTGACAAACAAAAAGGGGATGTCTACAAACTTGTTAAGTTTAAGTCAAAAGAAGTTTTAGACAGAGCAGAGATTTTCAAAAAGGTGCCAATACAGCTTTGGTTCTCTTCAGCCAATTTTTTTTTTCTCATCTCAAAAGAATCCGTTTCCAATATAAATCGTTCTTTGAAACGGAGAGCCAGCCAGAAACTCAAGATACAGAAACTGATGAATTGGGGACCAATGAGCCTGCTTCCCAACAAGCTGCGAGATTCTTTTACCAACTCACTTATCAACTCGCTAAAGAAGATTTAACGAAATACGAACGAATAAATAAAAGTAACCTCTATTTATGCTTAAACACTGCTGCATTACTCAAAGACAGAGCAATATTGCATGAAAATGAAATGAGAAAACTACAAGCAAAAACAAAATAAAATTGAACGAATATTTGACATTTCAAAGGGTTGTAGAATTGCTGGAAGAATTCCAAAAACAATCCCCCATTTTAAACTCTTTTGGGTTTGGTAACTTGATTGATTTCTCAAGGACCGTTTCTGCATCAACGGTGAACTACCCATATATGTTTGTGGTTCCACTATCAATCAACTACTCAGAGAACATTACCGAATATCAATTCTCTTTGATTTTTGCTGACATCCTTAACTACGATTTGTCAAATGAATTGGGGGCTGTGTCAGATATGTCCTTAGAGGCAAAAAGATTTATGTCCTACCTAAAGAGGGGGATAAATACTTTCCCTGCTCTTTACGATAATCTGGACATCATTTTACCAACTGGCGCAATACCTTTTATGGAGAGGTTTGGCGACCACACAGCAGGGGTTGCTTTGGATTGTGTCATTCAAGTATTTGAGGATTTAAATGCTTGTGATTTTTATCCAACAAACACTCCAACAAACACTCCAACAAACACACCATCAATGACCCCAACGATGACCCCATCTGCAAGCTAACCTATGGATGACGAAGAAATAAAATTCCAAATGGAGGTTGTCCTGAAAAAAGCAATTCAGGCACAGCTTGCTATTCCTCGTTATCCAAAAACCTATTCTGGCAGAATTAAACCTGCTGGTTTAAGGGGTGCAATTTCACCAAAAAGTTTAACAGGTCAGTTGTCAAACTCCGTTAATGTTAAGTTTGTAGAGGGGGGACAAAACAATTTGGAATTGGTTGTGAGCTTCACTGACAACGATTATTGGTATTATGTAGACCAAGGTCGTACTCCTGGCGAAGAGATACTAAAACGCAGACAAGCTCGCAGAAAGAATGGACAATTCGGTAAGGTCTTTTATGTCAGAGATTACACCAAATACCCCCCACTTTCCGAGATACTGCAATGGGTTAAACAAAGACCTGCATTACAGGGTGCAGGAGACATAGGCACAAGAGCATACTTAGCATCACGAAGCATCGCAAGAGATGGTATTTATGGAATAGAGTTTATTGATGCAGCAATCAAAGAGGTTACACCTGTTTTAATTGAAATGTTTGGTGATTATGCCGAAACACTTTTTGACAATCTGACAACAAGAATAACTGAAGAAAAAAGAACAATTTTTAGATGAGCGTAAGTTTCACAAATACACCAGAGCCATTTCAGCCAGTTTTATCTGATGGACTATTTTTTACGGTTTCATCTACCACCTACGATGCTCAAACCACATTTAAGTTTAGGTATGTTTATGAGCTTTACATTAACGGAAGTTTGGAGTTTCAAGGTAAGTGTTCACCCAATCCTTATGGATTAGGTATTGTTGATTTACAGCAAATCCTTGAATCCTACACCAATTCACTCCCAATAGCATCATGGGATGGCACACCTGTTTATGTGCATCAGACATTCCCTTTTGGGGTGCCATGGAACCAAGAAACAATCAACTACCAAATAGCAGTAGGATATGAATATGCAAGCAGCGAAATCGCAGCAATCACAGGATTTACTGGCATCGGAAACTCCGTTGGAAATCCAGCAGTTTACTCTGAAAACTACAAGACCTTTAGGTCAACAATGGGGGTCAATGGAAGAGCAACCCAACAATCATTTGACATCGGGCCTTTTGTTCTGTCAGGAACTCCACTTAGCACAAATCCAACTACCACGGGGCTGTTCCTAACCAACGCACCAAGAATTCAAGACATCTCTACGGAGGAATGGTATACCCTTGGATTTACAAACTACTACCTTAACTCAGGGTCAACGCCAACAATTTTATCAGAGCCATACTACGCAGAATACAACTTTTATGACGACAATGGGGTGCTCATAACTGGCACCACACATGACAATATCTTAGATAATGGTGGGGGACCAAGAAACGATTGCAACTATGTTTATCCTGCAATGTATTTAATTGACCCTGCAACAGGAGTTTCTTTTAACACTTTATACCTTGGAGTTGGACCTAAAAACATACCATACTTTCCAGCAAACACAAGACAATACACCGTTCAACTTTATGGGGTTTTTGAAGGTTCAACTTCTCCAATTCAACCGACCCCTACCGTTACGCCAACACCAACATCAAGTCCATTTACAGGTCCTACACCCACGCCAAGTTCAACACCTCCTTGCTTGAATTGCGACAGATATACAATTGAATACACAGGTTTAAGTGAGTTTGGTAGTGCAACTTATGTGAACTGCACAACAGGTGCATCACTAAACTTTAAACCATTACCAACGGTAATTTATGTTGTTTGTTCTTGTTCAACCCCAACGGGTGTTGATTTAGATGTGATAAACATTGGACCTTGTAACGAAACCCCCACACCTACGCCAACACCAGGGTGTGTTTGTATTGAGTACCAAATTGATTCAGAGCGAGAAGATGTAACTACAGTAGCTTACATTGACTGCGACAATCAAGCTCAGTTTGATACACTGCTTGGATTTGGAACGCTAATAATTTGTGCTTGTGAGGGTTCTGTTTATGTTGAACCGGGTGTTTATATTACTGAATTAGGTAGTTGTGTGCCCCCAAGTCAAACTCCAACGCCAACGCCAACAAGAACTCTTACAAGTCAAACTCCAACTCCTTCTCCGCAATATTTGTGTGATAGTTTTGTAAATCCTCCTGATACAATCAATGGAATTACCATCACACAATCTTTTAGTGGTGCAGCAACTCCTTATGTCTTCAGTCCTCAAATTTGTTGTGGTGGAACGATATTCCCACCTGCAGGTGGAATCTATGTAGGTTTTGGTGGTGGAATTTCTTGTCCTCCTCCAATTTATCCATTCTCATACACCTTGAACTTTACAAGTGGTGTTAACGATATTGATATTGTAATATACGGTGGAGGATGTGCAGGTGGTCTTAATGAAGAATTATTTGATATTACAACAAGTGAAGGTAATCCGACATTATCATTTGTAGGTTCAAATTGTTTCACCACATTTACAGGAAACACCGTAGCACAAGGTTTAGGATGTTGTGCAGGTATTAACGATACACCATTCGCTAAATTCAATATTAACGCACCAAGTAATTTTACTTCTCTAACCATAACAGGTAATGGTGGTTATCAAGGTGCGGTTATAGGATTATGTTCAGATTCAATTCCTTTTCCAACAACTCCAACGCCAACGCCAACAAGAACTCCAATAGTTCCAACACCATCACAAACACCAGGATGTTTCTTAAGTTGGAATATCAACGAATGTGGTGGAACATGTTCAGGTGGTATTTGCGTTTGTGAAGCTTCAACACCTGTGACAGTTTACACTGATTGTTCAGTCACAAACATCACTAACCCATCCACAGAAATCTATGAGAACACTGCTCTCACTAATCCTTATACTGCTGACTTCGTTTCAGGAGGAAGCATCTACAACTCAACTGGTTCAGGTGTAACCTTGGTTTGTGTAGTCGGTGGCCCTTGTTAAAAATTAAAATATTATGGCAGTAGTCCCACAACCAGTCCCAGTCACATTCACAACCGGAATTTGCTCTGGCTATACACCAGTTTCTGAGATATTCACATTCAATGTAGAATGTCAAAACACTCGTTCCAACAACTCACATCGCCAGTTGATGTGGCTTAATCGCTACGGCCACTACGATTATTACACTTTTCTTTTCAACAGATATGAAGGCTTTGATATTCAAAGGCAGCAGCTGCGTTCTTGGAACTTGGATTGGGGAAGTTCAGACCCTGTAAAAACACAATACTCAAGAGGTCTAACTGATTCAGAAGTGTATTTCAATCAGACGGTTATCGTTCATAGTGGCTTCCAAAACATGCCAACTTTGCAGTGGTTGGAAGAGCTTTATACAAGTAATGAGGTCTACGAAATCCAATCAGATGGGGGGCTATATCCTGTGAATATTTTGAACACAGAATTTGAATCCAAAATCAAAGGCAATAGAACAATTTACAATTTGGAATTGCAGTATGTTTATTCCAACTCAATCAAACTATTAGGTAGATAATGAATACGACCTTATTGGTTCAAATTTCGGGCAACACCTTTGAGAGGGTAGACCTCTTTGAGGAAATACCTATTACCCTTACAATCCAACAGCAAGACCTTAGCGATTTAACTGCCAGAAGAATACCCTATTCAAAGACAATACAAATCCCTGGCACCAACCAAAACGATAATGTTTTTGAACATTACTTTGAGGTAAATGGAATTGAGTTTAACCCACTCAATAAAGTTCATTGTGTGGTGCAATACAGAGGCACAGACATCTTTACAGGAGTGCTTAGATTAAACTCTGTTCTACAAACAAAAGAAAGTCGCATATACGAGATTTTTATCCTTGGAAATGTATCTGATTGGGCATCATATTTCCGTGATTTGCAACTACAAGATTTAGATTATAGTGACCTTGTTCATCAGCAAGTTTATTCCGCTGTAACCCAATCTTGGGAATGTGAAAACGATGGGGTTTCAGGTTTGTTTGGGGGGAAGGTGATTTACCCTATGATAAACTATGGGTTAGAATACCAAGGGGCAACAACTGCAGCAACTCCAACTTTTACATTTTCTTTTGGTGAGAGTCGTTCTTTTGACCAAGCTGGCTTCGCTATACCCCCAAGTTATTTTAAACCAGCAATTCAAGTAAAAAATGTATTAGACAGGATATTTGCTACTACACCCTTTATTGTTCAATCTCAATTTTTTGAGTCACCTTATTTTACCTCCATTTACATGGACACTTTCCAAGGGGGAGAAATTGGTATTATACCAGTTAGTGCAGTAACAAATCAAAATATTTTCTTAGCACAATCTGAGCAAATAACTTTCAGTTATCCAAAACTTACTTCACCAGCAAACATAGCTCCTTTTAAGATTCCTGTTGCCGTAAATACACCAGGGGGTTATGACCCACTTAATAGTTTCAATACAACGCCAAGCTTATCGACCTTCAGAGCTCCTTATGCTGGACAATACAACTTTAATTTTAGGTTTAACTTAGCATCTGAATTAGCTTTTCAGTCAGCAGTTCAACAAGCAAGATTAGCTGTTGTAGCTTTAGTTGATGGGGTGAATTCTTATCAGTCAGCAGACATAATCATGGGTCAAGGATTTCCCACTGCATTACCTGTGAATTTGTTTTTTAGTTTAAACCTCACAGCAGGGCAAGTTGTGAGTTTGCAATTTGAAGCACAAACTGTCTTTATCCCTCTCTTTAATACTCCACCAATTTTTTTAATTCAACCTTTTGACCAAGGTGGAGTTGTTGATACTTTTATAAGATGGGAGCTATATGAAGGACCCACAATTACATCCCCATTGGTAGATATGCAAATTGGGGTTCCTAACATAAATTGTTTTGCGTTCCTTAAATCTATGATTACTATGTTTAACCTTGTAATCCAACAAGGAAAAAATGAGGATAGTATAATTATTGAACCCTACAACTGGTTTTACGATGAACCACTCAGAGCAGAAAAAGATTGGACAAATATCCTTGATGTCAACACGCAATACAAAATTGAACCACTTACTTTTGACTTAACAAAAGATTTGACATGGACATACAAATCAAGAGAGTTTGAGTTTTTACCTAAGCTTTTTTTTGATAGATTTGATTACAATTTTGGTAGAAAAAAATTTACAACTTTAAACAACATTTTTGTTGGTGACCAAGTTTATGAAATGCCCTTTGGTCCAACTCCTACATCGGGGGTAACAGGTGCACCAAACTTTATTATCCCGAAGTTTTACTTTGAGAACAATGGACAGGAATTGCCCTATGCAACTGAACCTCACTTGTTCTTTTGGTGTGGCAACAGATGGGCTTACAAAGACATCTACAAATCAGACCAAGGAAGTTGGTATTTGCTCAGTGGTTCAACTGCAGTAGAATGGACAACTTACCCTTGTGTTTCGCATCTTTCAACCCTTGAATCACAACTGCCAACAATTATTTCAGATTTGTCGTTTAACAG